GTTTCCACCTCTGCCGCAAACTCAGGCACCCACCACACACGAACCGACTTCCACTTGCCGCTTGATGTTTTGAACCGCTTCACACCATGTGAGTCGTCACCTTCGTTCATCTCTTTGATGCGCTCTTGGATCTGTGCTCTAGTGTAGCTGTCGAACTTCTTCTGCCGCAGGAATTCCATCAACGAATCCAGCCTAAAGAAAGTCACCTGTTCTTCCGCGTCAGTGTAGGGCTTGCCTAACATGATCTCTTCGACTGTCTGAGCCTGCACCCGTCCGGTACAATATGACTCAAGCAGGTCAAGGAACTGGCCTTTGTATGTCAGTTCTTCTGGCACTTCAATCTGGTTGCAGTTGTCCATCAGGTTGTTGATCAACACCTGCCAGTCGGCATCCTTGGCGCGTTCAGGCATAAAGTTTAGCTGCTCCATGCATGACCGCTGGAACAGGCGCGGATTCTGTAGCTCATCGGTATCAAGCTCCAGTCGCCTGCCATCAATGTCCAAGAACCATAGGCGCGGCTCTGACATCACAACCGATAGGCCACTGATGGTGGGCAATGTTCCACCGCCCCCGATCCCATGCTTCAGGGTGCGACATATGTTCTTGTTGCAGTACGAAGCCATCGGCTCTTCACTGCACAGGTAGCCCCATTCTTTCTTCTCGACTTGGTTCTGTATCGTCACGATTTCTGACGCAGGAAGCGGCGGCTTGAAGTCCTTGGCATTGTGTTCTTCAAGCAAAGTCTTCCAGTTCACTTCATCATACTTCTTGAGGAAGATACCTAACTGGAATGCAAACTTGTTGCGCTCACCCTCACCCACGCCAAGCATCAGCTTGGAGCGGACACAAGGTATGTAGTCAGGGTATAGGTTAACCTCACCACCAATTGGCAGCTTCATAAATTCGTTTGGATCGACGCTAATTTCATCGACCATGTCGAGGAACTGTTCTAGTGTCGCCCCGTCCCCGTCCGGAAGAACCGCTGGGCGGAGCGTCTGTTCCGAATGAAAGTACGGAAGGTTAATAAAGTTCCCAACATCACCACGCTCGACCAAAACCTGTTCTTGCTTCGGGAAGATTTCACACTTGCCATGCCCAAGCATAGCAGCAATCTCCGCAGCTTTGTCTCTGAATTGTCCTGCACTGAACCACTCCTTAAAGAAAAAGAATATGTGAGCGCCGCCCGATTTAGAACGGCACACGATACACGGTACATTGTTTTCTGATAACTGCTTGATGAGAGCAGAGTGATCTAATGGATACACATCGATATCAAGCGCACCAAACTTGCACTTGTTATCTTTATTAATAGGTATGGACCCGACGCCAGTCTTGCCGTCGAGATGTTCTTGCACGAGTTCCACAGTCAACGGTTTACGAACAACGTATGACTTGGCTTTAGTTTTCCCGGCTCTTCGTTCTTCTGATATATCTGTACGTCCATGTGCAGCGTCAAAACCAGCAAACGCCGCCATGAACCTTTCCGCAAGGGTCATAGCAATCTCCAAAAAGGAAGGGGTGCCACCTCTGACAAAGGCTCCGGCAAGCCCAAGTGACACCCCAACTGGTTAAAACGGTACGTCAGCAGCCTTAGTTGCTTGGGCCATCTCATCGGATGTACCCGCAGCCGTTTTAATCTCTCCTTTTTTGAAGCTCTCAGCCATCTCTTTGGCTGCAAGCATAGCCTGCCCCATCTTGGAAACATCAGTCTCACGGGCAACCTTAAAGTTGTACCACGTTCCCTGATCGTTACTCTCGGACACAGTCGTTATCCGCCACGCAGTACCATAGATAGGTAGGATGAACGGACCGTTCTTACCCACGGCTCGGCAGGCCGTGCGTTGCGAGTTCCATTTCTTGGAGACTTTCAACTGAGTCTTCTTCATATCCAAAACAGCAGGATCATAATCCCCTGTTTCTTCGTTGTACACCATCACTAAATGCTGGTGACAACGCACAAGTTCGTTACCTGAAGGTAGGATTTCAGCCGCGCCTTCACGAGTAGTATTAGAAAGATCTGGATCGTTATACTCCAGTTCCCTCACGAGTCCACCACCCGCAGAGCGTGGGGTAAACTCAAGATACTTCATCTCAAAAGCCACAGGAATGACAACCACACCTGTATCTTCAGAGTAGATCTCGCCCGTCACAGTGTTGAAGATATCACCCTGTGACGCACCTTTAATATACTCAGGCTTTTCTTTATTAAGCTGCGGCGAGAGGGCTTGCAGTATCCGCACAAACGGAATCTGCATTTGCTCCTGACCGATCTTTTCAAAACCCGCACCAGCGTTTTCTTCAAAGATATCCATCAAGCCTTCTGGTGCCAGACTTGTATTCGCTTTTTCTGCAACTGCTGTAGTAGCCATAGTTAATTATCCCTTTTTAATAACAGCACGGTTTCCGACATACACACCAAAGGTGTCGTAGTCGATCTCTTGTTGAGACTCGATACGATTCTTCACCCACGACCGTAAAGTCATCGGGTGAATATGTGTTTTTTGATTTGGCTCAAGACCCTGATTACGAAGATCATCAAGCACAGCGCCAGCCATATTGTCTTGGCCCATGCCGAATGATACGACGACATCATTCTTGATTATGTCAGCCTCACCAATTGAACGCAGGAAGTTATAAGCTTCGTCTCTACGATCATCTGGAATACGAGCAGACACAAACTTCTCGACAGAGACTTTGTTACCATCAACTGTCAAGCTTTCAACACCAAGCTCTTGCATCAGGGCGGGGATGTCTTCCTCGTCCACAACGCGCTTCTTGGCTTTCAGGTCTTTTAGGAATTGTTCCGTCTGTTTAATTTCATCGTCAACCTTTTGAGATTCACGAATCAAACGGGATAGGCGAGTAGTGCCCTCTTCACTAACTTGGTCAAATGCCTTGGCGTTAGCAGCCTCTTCTTCAAATAACGAAAACACATCGTTCATCGTTCTTGCTCCTTGATTAAAGTTTATCCCCTTCGGGAGTAGAGAAGTGTTTTACTTCGGGTCTGTGGCAAAGTCAATGGCTTCTTTTGCAAAATCGTCAAAGCTGTATGGCTTTGTGTACGCCTTTACAATATGTGCCATCTGTCCACCTATCGTGCGCCCTTCTCTGTGCGCCAGATTCTTCAAGTCTGCATGTACCTTATTAGGAATTGCAACTGATTTATATTTGGTATTGTCCAACTTATTCTCCTTGTCTTACTTGGACCCTTGTGCAACACTACATCAACTGGCTGGGATATAAAAGGATTATTTATGAAAAAACCCAACTATCGAAATGTCGAAGGTAAGCGGTGCGAAATTATAGCTGTAGACTGGCTGCTCTCTCAGGGGTGCTACACTTACACACCGACCATGGAACAAGGGCCCATTGATATTGTAGCCCTTTCCCCCAAAGCAGAGTGGCTCTACTTTGACGTAAAGAAAGCGAGTCGAAGAGACAACGGCACTATTATAAGCAGGCTCCGCACCGACAAACAAAAAAAGCTCGGCGTCCGTCTGCTCTATGTCGATCCCGAAACTGGTGAGTGCCACCTCTACCCCCATCAATTTAATCCTAACCCCCTATCAGAGACCAATGCTGCCTGCCGCAAGAATGGCGTTAAACCTCAAGCCATTTCCTCACTTCTTCACCAAGAGTCGCCCCCGCAAGATTAATCTTGCTTTTCAATGCTTTAGCTATGTTTATGTCTACCGTTCCGGGCACCACTAGATCCACATACAGGACCTTATTGTGCTGACCGATGCGGTGACACCGATCTTCTGACTGCCACCTTGTCTCAAGGTTGTAGTCGTTAGCATAATAAATCACATTGGTTGCCGCAGTGAGCGTGAGCCCGTATCCAGCAGTCTGTGGATTGGCAACAAAGAACCGTGCGTCACCGTGCTGAAACGATTTGATAGCGGCCTGACGCTCTTCGTCCGTTGTGTCCCCATAATAACTGACCACGCTACACGGTCCATGGACTTTTTTTAGCTCTTGCACAATCTTCTGTATGTCATACCTGAACCGTGACCAGATGATTACCTTGCCTGTCATCTCTTCAATGGTGTCAAGCAGGGCCTGAATCCTGTTGCTTTTTATCTCGACCAGTTCACCATCATCTGTCTTCAAGTGACCACACAACACCTGTTGCATGCGAAGCAGTTTGGTCATGACCTCAGATGCAGTGACCAACTCACCATCTTCGAGCAGTGCAATTGCCGCGCCCTTCAAAGAATTGTAGTGTCTGGCCTGATCGTCTGTCAGTGCAACCTCACGGAACGTGTATATCTTGTCCGGCAGATCCAGCGCGTCTTCCTTCGTGACACGATACGAGAATGTGGACAGCTTGTCCGATAGTTCAGGCAGGTTCCTGTAGCCAACGACCTGAGTAAACGAGTGGTTACCCATGCGCTGAGTCCGTGTCATGGCGTATCGATTTTGGAACGACCAGAATGATTTGAAGCCCAGCAGGTCAGGATTCAGGAAGGCACATTGCGAATATAAATCAAGCGGTGATTTGGTTACTGGCGATCCAGTAAGTATGCGTTTGTATTTTGCCCGATTACCAAGCGCAAGTAAGTTCTTAGTCCTTTTGGCCTTGGGGTTCTTGATAGTCGTTGATTCGTCAACCGCAAGTAGGAAAGAACTGCCTTGTGTGAATGCATCCAGATACTTTTGCACTTTTGATGTCGCGAAACCTTCCACATTAACCAGCAGTATGCGGAGCTTTTCACGCTCCTTAATGGCATCAGTAAGTCTTCGGGCAGCAGCTTTGTTTGGATTCGGATTCCAAACATAAACCTCATGCGGTACGGCTTCGGGAAAGTGTACGGGAATCTCCGATATCTCCCAGTTTCTGTAAACCCCCTTCGGTGCCACGATGACAGCCGTGTCAATCTTAGAGTTTTCGGATAGCCAAACAATATTGTCGATGAGAACTTTCGATTTGCCACAACCCATCTCCATGAAATATGCAAAGTTAGATTTGTCGTAACTTCTTACCAACGCCTCATGCTGGTGAGCATAGGGCTGAGTCTTATAATTAAACATATATATATTAAAGCCAGTCTAAAGGAGACGGCGCGGATCTATCCTGCACCCATCCACCCTTGTATATAGCTTCCCTCTGCGGCGCGTCCGGATCGTCCTCGAACCGTTGTCCGTTGTATAGTTCATCAGTTTCATCAGATAACAGGAACGGGCCGTGATATCCTGTGATCCACACAGACTTAGGCAACCGTTCCCACTTTTGTATACGACTAAGCTGCCGGATCGTCGTCGTCGGTATCCCAGTCAGGGATGAAATAGAATCCGGCAAATGGCTCATCTCCCACATCCTTTTCGCTACCAGCACTGCCAGATGCGGATGGTTGGGGAAATTTGATGATGTTATTGTCAGGCTTACCGTATACTCTGTCGTCATCTTTATCACTCATCTTCCACCCCGCCCGTCATAATTCCAAAACGAGCCGCTTCCATGTACCAAAGAACTTCGGCAGGATCGCTGACTGTTGTAATCATCTGAACCTGACCTTCATGGTTTTCACCCATAATGATAATGTCCTTGAACACCTCACTTGCGACCTCGCATACCATGGGCACAGGCTCTTGTGTTTTCCTCACACGATGCACAGGGAATGAAATTACCTTGTCTGTCAATGTCTATTCCCCTTTGTATAAGCCAGCACGAATGCGGCATACTTCTGCAATTGAGGTTGGCTTGCCATATATTTTTAGCCCCCTGCCATAGTTGTAGTTTTTCTTTTCGATGCGTCTGCCCAGACTGTCTCGTTTTTTCTCGACATCTGGTATTCTCATTGCATTAATCAATTCATCCTTCGTTGGCACACCCATACTCAACCTCTCATAATTCGTTTCCACGCCGCCCAAACTTCGTAGGCTGTCTCTTCATCAACGGGCTCTGGATCATACAAGTACCCGTTCACTATCTCTTCGATGATACATACAGCGTCCGACCAGCTTATGTCTTCTGGCACTGCCGCTATGTCCTTTTCATCAGGCATTAAGTGCGTCTGTATCTCGCTCTTCGTCATGGCTACCTCTCTAATGCTATCCCGTATGGGATAAGTTGTAAAGAAATGAAGCATTCCATAGATTTCCCTGTCATGAGTTTAAAGCGGTTAGGGTTGATCAAGTCAGTCTCGTTCTAAAAACCTGCGGGGACGAAACTGGTTGACATCTATGGCGTTGAGGGACGCTGCTTCTGACGACCCTGAAGGAGGAACTACCGCTCCCCTACAACCAATCCACATACAGAACAGTGCATGCTTCCGTCTCTTTTAACGATGTGAGTCTGAACATCACATCTTGGGCACTGCCCCTGTTCAATTCTTTTTTGTAACGTGCCATCTCCCATATGGACTATGTTCGACGGTTCACGATCCACGAATACTTCGACCATAGCCATGTCTTTTGTTTTCACATACAAGTCCGCCGGAGTCTGGGTGTGGGTATTACCCAAACGCATCATGATCATATCACCATCGTCCCAGATCTCGCGTATCACACGGCCTTCGAGCTTTTTATAATCGATTTTCATATGAACCTGCTCCAGTATTCACTCCATGCCTCACCCAGCATGTCATGCTTTTCCGATAAGTCCAAATGTTTTAATTTGGCTAGATGTTTTTCCATGCGACCAGTGAACTCATCATACGTTTCACACTCGCCTATGACCTCGGTCACCTTGTCCATGAATTCTTCTTCAAGATCCATAGCCCATGCTTTCATCTTACCCATTGGATGTCTCCTGATGTAACCAAACCACCTGTCATTAACCATGCTCCTCAACGTCTAAGTGAAACAGGTGGCGCACTGTCTGAGCCGTGTCGATCAGCGTGTGCATATCGTCAACGGTTACAAACCTAGCACCAGACCACTGAAGATCATCGCCGACACTGCTGGCGGCTTTGACTAGTTCTTCAACGCTTTGCAACATTGATGGATACTTGTCGCGTAGCTGAAACAGCAGGGCTTCACGCACCATTGCTTCCTGCTCACGTTGTTTCGCCCAATAGGCTTGTTTTTCCTCAACGGTCATTTCATCAATGCTTTTTGCTTTTCCCATCGCTTTGCTCCTTGTTAAATGTGGGATTTAAAATTCCATAGTTGATGTAGTTCTTAGGGATCGGGCGACCGTTCCTGTCAAGCCGCCGCCCAACCTCTGGGATCTTTAGATCTTTCAGCAGATCGTCTTTGCTAGGGACACTCATTAATGCACGACCTCTTCATCGTCATCATCTTCCATGATCGACTGCACAGCGGTCTGCATCCCCCCAGCCAAAATACTGCTAACCAAAAATGGGTTATCAATATTGTTACGCAGAAGCATGTTATACGCCGCCGTAATCATGACATAAGCCATCTTATCAGGATCGATATTGTTCTTTGCTATCTTATCAATCGCTTCGTTTACGGCATTTGCCGCCTTCGCAAAACTATCAGAATCTTGGGACATGTCTGATCCCCTCTCTTTGTTTGTTTTTCATTACCATATATTCACGGTGTTTCGAGTCAATCATTTCCTGATCAGCCTCATCGAAGATAAGGTCACCGAATTCACGCATGAGTCGGCGCACCTCATCATCGACATACACGAGATTAGAATCCTTCATGGCTTCAGACCGTAGTGAAAGTCATTAATCGGAAGCGGGTTAGCGAATTCCTTGTGCTGATTTTCAGTTGACAGAATTTGAATGCGGCAACGCTGTTCATCTTTGATACAAGCGTCACCGAACCATCCACCACGCCAGCATTCATCAACACTGTCATAGACACTTATGGTACTCGACAAGATCCCCGTCTCTGGATCATCGCTGTAAACAGTGTCAATTGTGCAACCCCGATCCAGATCTTCGGCGTATTCTTTTTTCCACTCAGGCATTAGCTTTTCAGCCTCGCTGTGAGTGAAGTTGCCGATCACCTCAAGAACCATGTCATCTTCATCATAGTCCCATCCATTTTCGTACAGCCGTTCAAGAAATGGACTCGGTGACTTGTCTGACTCCGGATCAAACATCAGGGCATAAGTGCTTTTTGACACATCTTTCAACTTAGCCTCACGCTCCTGACACTTTTGAATGACCTCATGTGCAGTGTCGGCGTAACCAACAAACTCGGCACTATTGTCCTGCGGTGTAGACCCATAAAAATCTGCATCCGCCCATATGTGATACCTGCTCATCCCCAATCCTTCCTGTCTTCCTCGTGTTCCCAACCATATCTGTATTCAGCAATTTGTTTTTCAGACATCAATTCAACCGTGATCCTTGGATGATACGCCGTACCATTCGGGAACCAATGCGGCTCGTAAGGCCGACCATAGTACCTGTCCGCCGATCCACGATCCATGGGACTGCCATGCTTTGGTAAATCAATCATCTTGACCTCGCTGTCTTCACACTTTGTGTGACAATTTTATTTGTAATCATGTCCCGAACATCTTCGTAAGACTCAGCGACAAAGTACCCATCGTGCCGACATAGGCCATCATTGACCACGGTCACCGTGCGTTCAATCTCGCCGACCTTGATGTTTCGGGTGGTGACAGAAAACCTGTCACCGACCAAAAATATCTGATCCACATCTTTTCCGGTCATGTGGTCAACCTCTGTAAATTCAAGCGTTATCATGCTCTATCTCCTGCACTATATATCCATCGTCCTTGGACTCAACATATGTCAGTCCACGCAACTCATCTAAGAATGCATCCCAATCATCACTGCTGGCCTCAACCAAGTGACCGAACTTCTCAATCACCTCGCCTTGGTACATGAACGTCATGCCATCGGCATCATCTTCGTCATTCTCTTCATCAAACCAAAAGAACACGCGAATTTCAGTGCCGTTGTCTTCTGCAACAAACCAGCCTGCTTCCCCCGATTTACCCTCTTTGGCAGGGCAAAGTGCCATCCATTGCCAAAATTCTTTTCGTGTCATGTTCATCTCGCACCTCACCAACTTGCCTGATATTCAACCGAATGCCAGTAGGCATTGCCGTGCCTGTCGGAGTCATTCCACTCTGCCGCACGTTCAAAAACCTGTGCATCCTCATCGGCGGCATCGCAACACTTTTGCCACCAACGCTGATCGCCAAAGAAGAATCCGCCCACGTCTTCAGGAAAATCCCTGCACCGTAGCATGTGTGCTATCTTCCGGCAGTCCTCAGAACTCAGGTGTATGACCTGACATTCATCGACACCGTCCGCAAACGTATTGACAATGAGTTGATGCAACGGCGCATGCTTGCGCCAATAACCCAGCCGTAAAGTTTCTGACGTGCGCTCGAAGCCATCAACCATCGGCACATTGATGGGGGTTATGCCCCCATCTTCAGTGCGCTTCAGTTCACCCGACTCATCGCGCTTATATTCGGTGCGCTTAAACTTGTCACCGCGCAAATACATATCCAGTCCCATTATGCTGTCTCCTTCATGCCTGCAAAAAAGTGTGGGCGATAGTCGTCAATGTCGCCAACAAACTTATGCAATAAAGCCAACTCAAACCGATCACCAATAAAGCGGATGTCCCCGACCAAATCCTCATAGGATGTCTTCGGCTCAATTGAATTACCTTCAGGATCTGTACCCAACAGCAATGCCTTGCCAGCTAGTGGATGGGGATAGTTGCGGTGAATCCAAAAACGCTGGTTCTCAACATACAAACCTTCATCATCAACAAAGGCCGCATCACCATTGTGGTCTAATGTCACCACGTTAAACAAACCACGACAGGCATCAATCATCTGCCCGATCTTCTGCCAGTCACCATCATAGTCAACTGTCGTGACCTTCTGGCTAAATGGATTTATAAAATATGCGTTCATTACTCAGTCTCCTCATAAATGCCCTCAAACATGAAAGCTTCACAGTTGTCGTCAATCAACTCACGCAACTTCTCACGCAGTTGATCATGCAAGGTGTCAGGGTTTGTACCCTTGGGGGCTTTGACGCTGATGATGTTGTCCAGCGTAAAGTCAAAACTAACCTCTGACATACCTGTCCCCCTTCACATAAATAACATCATCATACCAACCGCTAGTCACAGGCATTGCAGTCAACCCTGTACCAGCGCACTTTGTGCATGTGTCTATCTCACATTCATTCACAGGCACATAACCATGACCCACACAGTCATCGCACACATACTGTATGTGAATGCTTGTGGTGCGTGATCCACGATCCATGATCCAATCTCCTTCTCTCAAGTTGTCTAGGAATAGTCCTATAATATCCCAGCTATGTAAAGCAAAAAAATCACGTTTATATAGTTTTCCCCATATTTTTTTAATTTGATTTTTATTTTTGTAAAATAGGCGTAACGAGCGTAACGGCGTAACGAGTAGTGCTAAACTGTTGTAAACATTAGACCTGCTCGTTACACTGTGGTTACACTCGTTACACTTGTACCATCCGGAGTCTGACTTTTTGCCAATATTTTTGTTAATATACTTTATAAAAATATGACAGACACTATAATAGCCAGTATGGAAAACACTGAAAAACGCAAGGCTGGTAAGCCCAAAGGCATGCTGACGAACCGCCAGCGTGAATTTGCAAAATACATTGTTGAGGGCATTTACTCTAATGCTGAGTGCGCTCGTAAAGCTGGTTATGCTGAAGGTCAGGCGGCTAAGACTGCCAGCCTGTTTCTGAATGGCAGAGACTTTCCGCATATTGTCGAACTGATCAAAGACCTCAGAGAACAAAAAGAGCGTAAATATGGCGTGACTCTGATTGGTCAGCTTAAACGCCTGTCCGACCTGTCCCACAATGCCGAAGAATCGGGGCAATTTAGTGCGGCGATCAACGCAGAAAAAATACGGTCTGCGCTTGGCGGCTTGACCATTGACAGGCGAGAGCAGAACCACGTCCACCAGATCGACAAACTGAGCCGCGAGGAAATCATCGCGCGGCTGGCGGAAATCAGAAAGCACCACCCTGCCGCATTCATAGAAGGCGAGGCCATCGAACATGCCCAAACCAGAACAGAACCTATGGCAATCATTCAAGAAAACCCTGCCGAAAAAATCGCATTGGAACAGGATTGAAAACCGGACAGGCACAGGCATGCCAGATGTGTATCTGGTCATGGACGGCGTAGCCTGTTGGGTTGAATTAAAAATCATAAATAAAAATCGATGCCGCATCGCACAGTCGCAAATCGCTTGGCACCTGTCGCATGCCAGATGTGGTGGGCTGTCATTCTTTTTGATGCGCGAGGCTGGAAGCAAGCTTGCGCTTTTGTATCCGTCATCGGACGTGCTTGCGCTCTGCGAGTCACGCGACAAGTGGCCTGCGCCCATCTGTTGCTGTCCTATGTCTGACATCCCTGCGGCCTTGCGATCCTATGTTCTAAATGAAAACGAAAAAAGCCAAGCGGCATAAACCGCTTGGCCTTGTTGTCTAGCTGTTTGGATTGCGAACATTGCGCCAGCCGAGCAGTTTTTGCGCCGCCCGTGATATTGGCTTTTTAGTTTTGATCACATCGCCTTTTTTATTTTTGTAAACGTACATCATGCGCCCCTGTTCTAGTGTTTTGGATATGATACAGTCTTGACATCACGCGACCAGCAAGCGGTGCAATCGCCGCAAAAACCAAGCTTTAACTTGCCAAGCGTCTTGGCTTTCTTTGCCGCTTCATAGTCTGCATGGCTTACCATTTCGCCGCTTTTCTTTGTGCGGTAGGCTTCGCATAGCTTGCCAATGGCCTTGGCGGTGTCTGTTACGACCGCGCTAGACTGCGCCCATTTGCTAGGCGGCGCGGTGTCAACATTATGCGCTGAATATCTCAGCACCGCATTATCTGGCAAGCTTTCCATCTTGAGCGCGTCCTGCCATATGGCGCGCTCTTTTGTAGGTATCCAATGCCGCTTGTGTGGTGTGGCTTTGCATACCGCAATAATTTTTAAACAATGCGCGACCGTCCGAACGTCACCGCTATCAAACCAGCGGTGCAATTCTTTTTTGCTCTTGTTTATTTCTGCGACAATATCAGAAACAAAGCTTGGCGCGTTCAAGGCGTCTTCTCTGTATTTCATCGCCTTTTTAACAGGCGACCAAAGATATGCGCCTTTTAATGCATAGCAATCAAAGCAAACTGTCCCCGGAATCCGGGCAAGCTTCGCGCCTGTTATGCATCCCTCTGCCGATATACTAAAGCTTGTCGCCTTATTCATTTTGCTAGGTTTTGATAAAAGATTTGTCATTGTCATAAGCTCCTATAAAAACAGACAAAATTGTCTAATAAATAACTGTCCCATAATATCCCAGCCAATGCAATAAAAACATATAAAAAGAAATGCAATATATCCCCAAATATCCTAGTTTATTGGATTTTGTGCGGTTTATCGTTTCTGCTTTTCTTGCACCGTGTACCCTGTCCCATCGGTCTAAATTCATTTGCGCCGCTTGCCTGCGCCCCTTGGCTGTCAAAATTCTTTGAACCATGCGCCATGAACGGGGGTTTTCTGCGCCTTGCGGCCTTGGCCTGCGCCCCTTGGCTGTCAAGAAAAATAAAGATGGACGCGGCACGGGCGCATTGCGCCCGTGCTTCATGGTTATTTTTGTGGAGCATCGACCATCTCTAGGCTGTCTTTGATGAACCGCGCTTGCTGGTTAATCACACCTGCAAACCACTCGACAGCCACCGCGTCATTGTTTTCGATATGCCCCTCTAAACAATCAAGGCATGCGCGAACATGTCTTATGGCGGAGCGTTGCATTGTTTTTTGATTTTCAGTCATGATCTGTCCCTTTAGTTAAAGTTAATGGTTCGTGTATCTTAGCACATGGTACATGATCCATGGTGTCAACTGTTTGACATTGACTTGCGACCCGAACCCGCGCGGGCTGGGTGGGTGGGGGGGTGCAACACGCGCCTCGCACCTTGCGCCTTGCGCGTTTAAATTGATTAATAAATGTTTTAAAAAATAAGATAGGGCGACCGGAGCCGCCCATATCATTAACCGTGTAGTATTTCACTTAACTCGCCATCCCATGCGTCATCATTAGCGCACTCGATTGCATCACGCGGAGTCATACCGCAGTCGTAATAGTCACGCCATGTTGCATCGGCTAGATCGTGAATACTAAATGGTACACCGACCTTGTGTAGTTCTTTGGTGCATGCGGCTTCAAACTCTCGGAAGCTAATCCCGTTTATTAATTTAACGTGTGTCATTTTATCATCTCCAATAAAAGAGACCGCGCCACACTTGGGAGATGCCCGTCGCAGTGACGCGGTCAGTTGCCATCATGCGACGGGTTAAGCGATACGA